CGGCGCATTACTACTGTAGAAGCAAGCGATCGCAAGGACTGTTTATCTCAACGGGTATCCTATTCAACCATGAAGGAGAGCTACGGGGTGCGGACTTCGTAACTATGAAGATCGCTAAAGGTGTGAACGCTTGGATTGAAGACCCTACACAAGTATTAGAACTAGGTAACATGAACTCAGTACGCGACTGGGGTTACGCTGGTGACTTTGTAGAGGGAATGCACCTTATCATGCAACAAGAAGAACCTAATGAATTTGTTATCGCAACTGGAGAGATTCATACAGTACGAGAGTTTGTTGAAGCGGCTTTTAAAGCTAAAAAACTAGAGATTAAATGGGAAGGTGAAGGACAGGATGAAAAGGGCTGTGTCAATGGTGTTCTAGCCGTAAGAATTAACCCAGAGTTCTATCGTCCTAATGAAGTTGGCTACCTCTTAGGAGATGCAAGCAAGATCCAGGGTATTGGATGGGAACGTAAGACAAGCTTTGATGAGTTAGTAAATATAATGGTTAAATGATAATAATTATGAAAGTTTTTATTGTGCATGGAGATGATTACGAGGATCAAGTTGTCAGAACTGTCTATTCCACTGTTGAACTAGCTATAAAACATGTAGAAAAATTTAGTAGTTCCTTCTGGAAGTTAACGTTTTCAGAATACGAAATCAGGGACTATCTAATTGAAGATGACGAAGGAATTTAAACACAGGTGCTATACTGAAGATATGAAAGACAAAGCCACAGAGCAGGGTAAAGGTGTATCACCTATCTCAGGTGTTGCTCCTCCTGTTGCCTCACAGTTTGGACAGCCCAACGGCAACCCTCGCCATAATGGTGCATGGAAGAAAGAGGACACTGCTCGTTACAAGCTGGAGCTTCTGATACAGATGTCAGATGATGAACTTGATATATTGATACAAGAGCCTACTACTCCTCGCTTTGATAAGAATATGGCAACTGCTGTAAAGAACGGTCAGTGGAAAGAGCTTGAGGGGATGATTAATCAGGTATACGGCAAGCCTAAAGAGACAGTTGATCTATCTAACCCTGACGGTACTTTGACGCCAATTGTTCGTATTATTGACTCACGTATATCACAAGAAGAATAAATAACTTCCTTTAATGGCTATTAAGTGCCAGGAATCACAGCGTTATATAAAGTGGATACAGAAAAGCTTATCACGAATGAGATATTGATACCCGCAGAGTTTGCTAGGTTACTAGATAGTGATTGGCGAGAGGCTGCTATACATGGTGGACGCGGTTCATTAAAGTCTCATACAGTTGCTCGTATTTTACTCATTAGAGCAATGCAAAAGAATGGTTTATGTGGTTGCTTTCGTGAATACCAAAACTCTATCGCGGATAGTTCACATGCACTTTTAAAGAAGCTTATTGAAGATTATAAATTACCTTACTTCAAAGTAACTGACGATGCTATAAAGAATACAAGAACAGGATATTCTTTTATATTCAAAGGTCTTAGGAATAACATTCAATCTATTAAATCTATCGAAGGTATGACAGAGGCGTGGATCGAAGAAGCACAGACTATCTCAGAGGCCTCACTTGATGTTTTAACCCCTACAGTTCGTATTCCTGGTTCACAGATATTCTACACGTATAACCGCCTTAAAGATAAAGACCCTATTCACAACCGTCTCGTGATAGAAGGAAGACCAGGAACAATCGTAATCAATGTTAACTACGACGTTGCAATCAAATATGGTTGGCTATCCGATGTGTTGATGAATGAGATGACGAGCGACCGTGATAATCGTCCAGAGATCTATAAACACAAATGGCTTGGTGAACCATCCAACTTAAAGGGACAGATTTATAAGAACTTCAAAAAGATTCCTCGTATTCCAGAAGACGCAGAATATTTAGGCGCTGGTTTGGACTTTGGTTATACTAACGACCCTACTGCCCTTGTAGACGTATACAAGTGGAACAGGGCATACATTCTTGATGAGCGTCTATACAACCGAGGTATGCAAAATAAAATGATTGGTGTGTCGATTAAAAGATTGCCTCATTACACAAATCAGTTAGTTGTTGGGGATAGTTCTGAACCTAAGAGTATCGACGATATTAAGGATGAGGGAGTAAACATTATTGGCGCTACCAAGGGCAAAGACTCTGTTAACAATGGTATCCAGCTACTACAAAGCCTAGAGGTTTATTACACAGAATCAAGCCACAACATTGAAGAAGAAGTATTGAACTATGTTTGGCGTGTAGATAAGGAAGATAAGAGTCTTAATATACCTGTCGACGCTTATAACCACGCACTTGATGCAGCACGTTATAAGATAACAGATATTCTAAATAATAAACCTCTAGTCTATGGTGGCTTACTCTAGTTCAGCGTTGTTATACTAAAATAAGATAAAGGAATAAATGCGTGAATGCCATACAAAAGTTCATTAAGAACATAAAAGACAACTTCGCAGAGTACTATACTCTCTTAATCATCGCTGTAGCCATCCCTGTTGCAATAGCATCACTCACCTCTGTTGTATGGGGGATTTTACTTTCGTTTGTCCTTCAAGCATTGGTAGGAATCTTCTACATTCGAGGTAAGCAATGATACTAGGTACAGCACTTAAGGGTGCAAGATCTCAAGTCAACTTGGTTGGTGCTCCTTCATTCGCACAAGTGAATCCTTACGGCCTTTACAATCACTTCAAGTCTGACGAGTACGCGAGTCACTATCCGAATGTACGGCCGATTACTAATGAGTTTATGCAGATCGTGCCTTATGCGATCAACGCTAACGGTAAGCCTGTTCCGCATGAAGTTATTGACACTTTGTATCATCCTAACCGTCGTGATAGCCTTCCTATGTTCCTTGAGAAACTTGGTGTATCAGTTCTATCTAATAGCTACACATATCTCCTCGTATGGCGTCGCGAGAACAACAAGGCTGAACCAGGTGGGGATTTCGGTGCAAGGGGCAAGAACATTGCAGGCTTCACATTCCTAGAGAATCCTGCAATTGATTACCGTGACGGCAAGATCTATTACAAGATGGGCGCACAGCAGTTCGATGAAGATGAGGTTATCGCTATTCCTGGCGGATCACGGCCTGAAGATCTATACGGTGGGTACTCTCCAGCTCTATCAGCGGCGAAGTGGGCTACCCTTGACGGCTACATTGCAGACTTTCAAAATGGTTTCTTCCAAAACAACGCTATTCCAGCCGGTGTATTTAAGGTTGCGGCTCCAACGCCGACTGAATATAAAGACATGGTTGAACAGCTTAAAGAACGTCATCAGGGTGCGGGAAATAACAATAACGTCTCTTATACCCATGTCCCTATTGATGCACAGGGTAAACTTGCACCAGCTCAGATTGAATGGATTCCGTTTGCTCAGAGCAATAAAGAGATAGACTTTGAACCCCTCTTAAAGCATGTAGACGATCGTTTATCTGAAAGCTATGGTGTTTCAGGAATTATTAAGGGTGTCGATAGTAACGCAACCTACAACAATGCCGAGGTATCAGAGGCTGGATTCGCTAAACGAGCAGTTAAACCTCTTGCACTACGGATTTATTCACAGATCACGCATGAGCTGAACCGCATTACTGGTGGCCTAGGTGTAGCCGTTACATTCAGATACGAGATTCCTGCTGTATCAGATGCTGAACTCGTGAAGGCTCAAACTAAGACAGAAGAAGTTGCTATGATTAGAGAACTCACCGAACTCGGCTATAGTCTTGACTCTGCTGTAGATGCCTTGCAACTTTCACAAAGTTATAAGCTTCTTAAAATTGGTAATGCTCCTACTGTCATTGATAATGATAAGCCAGAGGTTGATGAAGGAAAAGAAGTAGATCGCTCACCAGACCCCACTAGGATTGACGGTGTGACACCAGTTAATAGTGCTGATCTTGAATTACATTGCAAGGCGTGTGATCGTTTCTTAGGTACGACAGACAACGCAAAACCTACTGATAAACTAAAATGCTCAAACAGCTCTTGTAAAGCTCTAGAAGTGCCAGTAGTTAAGGAGATAAAAACATGAATGACGAGAAAATAAGGCAAGGCGCAACCTTCGAAGTCACTATCAAGGATACTGATCTAACTGCTGAGACAGTGACAATCACTGTCTCTAATGGTGGAACTATTCTTGAAAGCGATACAGCAAACTACGTTGAGACCGACGGTGTGATGTACGCGACGTTACGGCTCGATACGACTAACATTCCCTTAGGCACGCATGAATACATGTATACGATCACTTATGCAGATAATGTTGTGGTGAAACTACCTGATGCTTCTAGCTGTGAAGAGGACGAGTGCGATCTACCAGCCTTTATCGTATGTGAAGCTAACGACATAGAGACGAGCTAACTATGAGAGACATTAACGTTGAGCATAAAAACATTACTATCTTAGTCAAACGAGAGTCTGGTGATATTTCAGTACTTCATCGTGACAGTAGTATAGAGGTTATGCACCCAACAAAGAATGTCTCAGTCGATCACACAAATAAAATTGTGAACCTAAAAAGATCAGATAATAAGTTGAATGTTTCGCACCCTGAGAAAACTGTATCTCTCTACAACGGCGGTAAGCGCGGTGTTCGAGGAATACAAGGTGAAGCAGCAACTATCGAGGTAGGCTCGACTACAACAGGGGAACCAAGTACACCAGCCGAGGTTACAAACGTAGGTACAGAGAACGCAGCAATATTCGACTTCGTTATTCCAAAAGGCGATAAAGGAGATCAGGGTGATCCAGGCACAGACGGAGATAAAAATTATACCGAGACATTCCCACCTACTGACAATATATTCGTCACTCATAATCTTGGAAAATATCCAGCAGTCACCGTAATTAACAGCGCAGGGGACGAAGTTGTAGGCGAAGTAAATTATCTAAGTACAAACACACTGATCGTAAGCTTTTCCGCTGCCTTCGGGGGACGAGTAACATGCAACTAATAAAAGAAGGATTCAACCATGGCTAAGGCATTTTTAGTAGATATTAATTTAGGTAAGAATGAGTTGCAAAATGCTCGTATTCAAAACCTAGCAAGCGCACCAAGCTCACCTGTCGAAGGACAGGTATACTACGATACGACTCTAGACAAGTTCGGTGTATATAACGGTGCAACTTGGGACTATATGGGGACTGGCGCAGGAGCCGGTACCGTTACAAGTGTAGCAGTCACAGGCTCAGACGGTATTGAAGTAGACTCAGGTTCACCCGTTACGTCGGCCGGCACGATTGCCCTTGGACTTAATGCTGGTACTACAAGGACATTCCTATCAATT